TGTTTCTCTTTCAAAACCTTTAGTAGCATTGTCTAATTTTGCCTTACTCTTGTAAGTAGTAGCGTGATCTAAACCATAACGTCTAGCAGTTTCAATATATTTCTTTTCGCTGCCAACTGCCTTTGTGAACGCTTCAATATCTTTCTTGTTCCCAGTGACTGACACTGGAATATCAAAATCGCCAAACATAGCATTTAAAATGAACTTAACCCAAGAACCAAACATGTATAGAAAACTTTCATCTAGCCTGTTCTCTTTTACCTCATTTAAATTTATCTTGATCTCCGTTATATTCTCTGATGTAACGGCCTGGAAAGATTGAGAGATATTTCTTCCTGCAGATCTCAAGATTAGGTAAAGTATTCCTTCAAATCTTTTTTCATAGTTCTTGATAGAGGAAAGCCTTTCCTCATGCTTATCAATAACACCCTGGTCATCCAAAGTCTTACGAATACTCTCAAGGCTCTTTTTGGCTTCATCGGGAGGAATCCCAATTTCTTTTGTGAGGGCATTTAAAAGTTGTTTATTAGAAGCCTCTTCAGAAGGGGCAGAAGGTGCAGAAGGTGCAGCACCAGCTGTATCAGTTGTAGTAGTCGCACCAGGCCGTTCCTCTTGTAGGAGAAACTCTTCGTTCATGATATCTTCCCTGACAACCCTTTTTGAAATAAAATACTTTTTCAAAATCTCAGCGGCACCTTTAATGCTCTGAATGGTTACACCTTTCTCTCTCCCTACTGACATAACCTTCATAGTTAGAAGTTTTGCAGCTTCGACCATATATTTGACAGTTTCACTTTTCTGATCGTCGGTCAACTCGGACGCAGGAGTGGGCTCAGGAGTGGGCTCAGGAGCGGGCTCAGGAGCGGGCTCAGGAGCGGGCTCAGGAGCGCTAACAAGAGCGCTCAATCTTGCAAAAATACCTCTTGAGTCGTCGGCGTTCAGAAATTTCCAAACTGATCCCAAGAGACCTGGGACGCCCACCTCGGGCTCGTTTGCTGCATTCAACCCTTTTTTAGCAAATTTATTTATTTTCTCAGCGCCGGCCTCCAGCGCTATAGCAACATTTCCTACAGGAGGAGGAAGCTTAGCGATCGCCAACCGGATCGGGCGCGGGATGGTCAGCCATGAATTTGTCCACCATACAATATTTTGAAGCTGAGCTATACTTGGCACTGGAGTTATTATTGTAGCAATCTTATCATATGTAGGGTCTGCCAAAAGCGCTCCCAACATCTCGTATATTGGTTTCTCACCTCGTTTCCACGCTTCCTTCGTGATCATCTTCCGAAGGTTTAACAAGTTTTCCGCGTGCTCTTCTGCTTCTCTTTTGGCTTTTTCCTGCTCGGGAGTTAGTTTCGGTGGTGGTCTTGGTACCTCTTCAGTATCGTCATCTGGGCCAAAGTCTTCCTCAATCGTCTCCAACAACAACGACCCTTCCAACATTAAATCAATCTGCTGATCCAAACATTCATATTGTCTTTGCGACCTTTCCAGCATTAGGTCGATTTCTCTATCAAGATTGCCCATTAATGTTGTTCTCCCTATTACATAAATAGTTTCTCTAAACAAAAAGACCGGAAGACATCAGCGCCTTCCGGGTTTAGATCCTTTCTTAGCTTCTTCATAAGCTTCATTTTCTTTTTTAAGCTGATCAGCAAGACGCTGAAGGAACCACCGACGAATCGTTATAGGTAGGTTATAAGCTTCCGTAAACGACCAATTGCCGTGATATTTTAAAAGAAAAAGCTCTTCATAAACAGATTGAGCATATTTATTGTTTAGACCAAAAAAAGTCAACCGTCATCGGTATGTCCACCTCCTTCTCGAATCCACACGATGAGCAAGTAAAGCCCTGTGTCATATCCAGTCCTGGGACGGTCTTGAGATATGCTGCGCGCAGATAGCGAGAGTCAAAAGCAGGCATTACATCAATGACCTGATTTATTGTTTTCAGTTCTTCTATTCCATTGACTGATACCATGATTTTTCTTAATTGATCTGTCAAGTTAGTTTCATAAGAACCTTTTTTTGTGGTCGACTGCATTTTAGCAGCCAATTCGTCCTCGTCTTTTGATGTAAGCAGACGAACTTCCACCTCAAACTTTGTTCTTGGAAGCTTGATAATAAAAGTTCCATAATCTGTTGGAGTAATATCATAATCCCCGAAATCATCTCCATGGTAAGCCACAACTTCAGATAGATCAAAAGCATTTTCGCTAATGGTCGCACAAGCAGGACAAGAAACCTTTGTTGTATATTCTGCTCCAAACCCATTGATCCGAGAAGCAATAAGAATGGCGTTTCTATCCCCTGTTAGTAGGGATTTTATATTGACCTTCTTGTCGATAATAACATTTCGCAAAAAACGATCAATAGCTAAGCCCTTTTTCAAGAGCGTTGGAGAAGTTAGAATATCTTCATCCTTGGCTGTCATGAACTTGATTTCAACATCTTCCTTATTATGAAGATAACTGCCCTCTGGATAGTAAATCCCTTTAGATGGCAAATCTACCAGTTCTGTTGGAACTGAAAAGTCCAACGAAAATGCCGCTTTCTCTGAAGCGGGCGCGTGAACAGGCTCGGGCCCTGCCGAAAACCTCTTACTATTGTCTCTCATTTACACCTCTTAAAAAATATTTATTAGCAATTGAACACTTGAGAATAGGCAGCTGCCTCCATAATATCGTCTGGTTTAACAATCTCGGGCTTCCCATCAGGGCCATCAACAGAAAACGACTGATAAGCTATTGTTAGGCTAATCTCTAGCAAATCATCGCTAGAATAATCAAGGCCCCCAAAGTCAATGTCTATTATAACTGGCTCAATAAGCCACCATTGCTCTAGTGTCTCTCCATCTGGTCCAAGCTGCTCAATCCGTACGCTGCCTATAGCTTTTCGAAAATCTCCATAATTGAAGTTGCCAGTATTATATCCAGCAGCCTTCAAAAAAGATAGTAATTTGCTGGTAGCATTTGGTTTAACTGGGTCTACCAAAGTCATTGTAATAGGTGTCAACCTAGGATAGGTTAAAACTTTTGTATCTGCCACCAATGAATTTATTGTTAGCTCGCCTTCGTTTGCTGTCGTAAACTTAAGTTTTGGTTTATCAACTCTCTTGGCATACCACCACACAAAGTTTGAATCGTCGCCACTATGCATAGATTCGGAGCTGCCTATCGAAACCCTAAAACGGAATTTCATCTTAGGATCAATAATCTCTTTTGTGTCTGTCCAGAACCCCATTTAGGGTACCCCTTTAGCCGGGTCCAGCAAATAGCTTGCTCTTACCAGGGCCACCGGGGCGCCTTGCGCCTGCAGAGGGCTCAAATGAAGCCCAATCATAGCGGAACTTCATGGTCATTTCAACCAAATCATCTGAGCTATAATCTAATTCTCCAAATGTAACTTCCTTCACCCAAGCGTTATTAAGAGTCCAAGTTTCTAAAGGATTACCCTCTTCATCAATCTGTTCAACGATTACACTCCCAAGCGCATCTGTGGAACCAGCCTTTGACATCGAGGCAAAATCTTCGACATTATTCGTACCTGCCGGAATCTTATATCCTGCTGCTTCTAGGAGATCTCCCATTGATCCTGCCAAATCTGGGTCAACGGGGTCGACAAAAGTAATAGAAATTTCATTCCACTCTGTACGGGCGGGCCAATAGTAAGTATGATTTAGATATTGATGCGAAGCTTCTGTAAAGCTAACCTGTGGCTTGTCTGCCTTCTTGGCATACCAAAGGTAGTCACTCCCTTGCATACCTGTCACTTGCACGCGAAACCTAAAACCTCGCTTGGGGTCTTGTGCTGGTGCGGCTGTCCAGAAATTATTTGGCATTGTGCGTGATCTCCTGTAATACTGTAATTAGTGTAGGCAAATGATTTTTCCCTTTAATCCTCGAAAGACGCGCCAGAGCGCATAATCATAAAGTCAATCGCAATAAACTCAATAGCCCTTGTCGGCTTAATTAGAATTTTTGCATACATAATATTTCGGTCAATAAGATCCGCAGTCGTAGTAGTTTCGTCCAAAACAACTCGGAAATCATCCACACCAAAACCAATCTTCACTGATGCCAGGAACTTATCTGCTCGTCCCTTAAAGTCATTCCAAGTAGCTTGAACATTGGGCTGGAAGAGTGTTGTCGAGGCAATCTGAGAGATACCACGCTTGACGTAGATCATTAGGCGTCGGACATTGATTCGGTCCAAGGCAGACTGTGTAGCCTGCAAGGTCTTTTGACCGTAAATCACAACACCCTCTGCTGGGAAGCTTGCGATTGGATTGATGTTGAGTTCATAAAGGTCGTCTCTGTTAGCAGAAGTTAGCTTTGTCTCAACACCCGTCACTGCTAAACCGCTTGCACCGGCTGATAATCCACCT